TCTCTGCGTCTTTGGTCCTCTTAAAACGTGGAGGAATCATGTCAACTACAAGATCGATGCGTGTTGGGTCGGTGTCGTCATCGCCGTCTGTCTTCAGCTTACGAATTTTGAATTTAGTGCCTGGCGCAAAGATAAGTTCGTGCTCATCTTTATTGCCCATGCCCAGGTCATCGGGCCGGAGACACCGTGCACCTTTAGGCACGTTGATTGTCATAAAAATATCCTGATCGCCGCTGGCCGACAAAAAACCCTCTGCGTGCTTACGCATTGTACTTGTGGACACAAGACCTTTGTCCGCTAAAACTTTTCCAACCGCGCTACCTCTGCTCAACTGTTTGAACAGCGCAGGATATTCGCCCATGCCGCGATGAACGACAGACGGCGGTGGCGCTGTATGATACAAACCCGGTACGGTAAACGCCGTCACCAGTGTGAGTGCAGCCTGACGATAGTTCAGATTTACACCATAGTCGTCTTTGTCGCTGTAATCTTTGGGCAGTTTGACGTTTGACAAATCTTTACCTTTGCGCAGTGCACTATTCACATACGAAAATTGACCGCCCGTGTAAGTTCGGTATGCGGCCTCCAAATAGGTTTTGTATTGTTTAGGTGTTAGCTCACGGCCACCAGCACGCACAAAATTCGAACTTCCACCGCCCTCAAGAGCCTTTATCTGTTTAGATATTTCGCGCACAGCCTGGTGAACACGATTGTACGCAGTAGTGCCGTAATCAGAGTCACCGTGCTCATGTGCACGTTTCTTTGCGCGCTGCAACTCTGCTTTCAATTTTTCCAATTTTGCAGTTGCCGAGGATGGCTGAGAACCACCAACTGAATGCCCACCACCTTTGCCGAACTCCCCGGCGTGCGCACCGCTTGTTACGCGTGGATGATCCTCTTCTTTGAACTTCGCATCCAGCGTCACGTAAGACCCCGCGCAAGGCTCCGTTTGTGCGGAGTGCGCCAACCAATACTTCAGCTCGTCGAGGGTGAGCGGTGTGACGGACATGATGCGCTCAGGGTTGCCGTCACCATCGTCGTAGGCGAGCAGGTACGTCTCCACAGCTCGTCCAGCAGTGCTGTATCCGAGCATGATCTTATGCTCGTCGAAAAGCCCGGTGCGGAGGTCACGCTGGTCGATGACATACGCATTAAGTGCGTGAGCATCTTTTCCGACAAAGCAGTCGATAGCATCGCCGTCAGCTCCTTCATGCCTGCGAATGTACCCATAGTCGTCGGGCATGACCGATTCCCAGCCGATACCGCGACGGATGGTGCCTGACGCGTTCTCCACTACCACGTGCAGGTCGTGGTTGCGCGCCAGCTCAGCAATGGTCGAAGCAGCGTCCTTTGATCCACCGCTGCCGCCTTTTGGCGGCGTGGGCGGCTTCTTCTCTCCTGGCGCAACACCTTTGGCGGCTTCAGCCGTCTCTGCATCGTTCGGCATCGGAGGCCCTTCCTCCTCAGCCTCCTTGATGTGCTCAGCGGTGATGTTCGACCAGTAGCCTGTGACCTTGGAACTCTGCTTCAACTCTTCGAGCGCGAGATCGGGCTTGACTACGCCCTGCTCGCGCGCCGTGGACACGAAACCAGTGACCTGAGCAGCAATACTTGCCTTCTCTGGTTCTGACAACTGCCACAGCGGATTGAACTCTATGGAGAAGCCGTCTGGTACATCGATGGCCTCGCTCTGCGCAATCATGCGATAGAGGTTAGTAATGAAGATCAGGAGTTTGGCGATCTGCTCTTTCTTCACCGTGTCGTACCACATGCGCAGATCGGTGTCGCCGGTAGAGAACCCCGCTGGCGACATGCCAAACATGCGGACCAGGGGCATACCGATGCCGCCTGCAAGCTGCTCGCCGATTGCCATGAGACACTCACGAAGTCCGGCGAAATTCTGCGCGCCGCCCTCAGTGAGTTCATCCTCGGCGTCCAGCAGGGTGACGCCCTCGATGGATTGGAACTTCGCCATCATCTGCACGTACTGCACCACTCCGTCGAGCTGATTGCCGCCCGCAGCGATGTTCTCGCGCAGGTCTTTCATCAGCACGGTGCGCAGATAGGACTTGTACACAGACTGCGCCATGCCGGTAGTCGCCGAATCGAACGCAATCATGCGGTCGTAGATGCGCTCGTAGATGGACACGCCCCACAGGTTTTCCATCATGCGCTGGTTGAACGGCAAACGAACGCCGTCCATGCGCAGCACGCGCGTGTAGTGAATCTTTTCGCCGATCAGCGCGGGCGCGTTGGCATTCACGGTGTAGAACTTGGGCTTGCCCAGGTCAGGGCCAAAATCGGTGACGAGGTTATTGAGGGACGGCTCGATCATCCAACGATCGAGGGTGACGAGTCCTTTGAACTGCTTCTCCGCCACTGTCTCGATGCGCAGAGGAGTTGACATCTTCTGCCCTTCGATCAGGTACACGCAGATTGCGCCGCCGTACAGCCGCGACCACGCAACCACATCGTGAACCTCCTCCCAAACCTTTAGGGTGACGGCCTGCTCTTCAACGTGCGCAATATCGTCTGGATCGAGTTCGGACTTTATAGTGACGCCGCCCCGCGTCATGTCGTCCGCTACCGCATCGACAGACACACCGCCAATCCAGGAGCCGCGATGAATCCACTCAAGCAAGATGCGCGTGCGGGTGATGGGGTTAAAGCCGTATGTGGAGTACGAGGTGAGGTTGTCCGTCCCCACGCCCATCTTAGCGGCGAAGTTCTGAAAGCTGTCCTTGGTGGACCTCTTCGCCTCGCGGAGTGTTTGCCGCTCTTCGCGCTTCGCCTCAGTGACTCTGGCGCGTATGTCCACTCTAGCCATTGGGTGCCTCGAAGACACTATATCACTGGTGTCCGGCGAGCCGCGACCAAACTTTGTTGGCGCCGCGACGATGAATATAGCCGTCGAGCGCGTAACGCTGCGAATCCCAGCCGTGGTTCCAGGCGTCCAACACAACCGGCAGAACCTCTTCAGTTACCCGATCGGTCTTGTACGAGTAGAGTCGCGCCTCTTCTTTGAACTGCGGACAGTTGACGGAATGAATGTGAATCCGTGTAAACGCCTTGAGATGTGTGATGCCGTCCTCGACCGAGCCGCCCCACTTCTCGGCAGCCACGATGTTGCACGGCACTGTGCGCTTCAGATAGCTGATCGTCTCAGGGCGCGCGGCGTCGCCCTTGATCGGCCACTTGAGTGACGATGGCATCCGCGTGCGCATTTCATTCGGGATGAAATCTGTCTCCAGCTTCCATTCGTACATCTCGTTCTCGATCCACAGCTCCTCGTTGACGCCGGACTCACCTGTAATGAAGCTGCGCGTGAGGCACCACGGATCGACTGAGAACCCAAAATCCATGCCGTGAAACCACCGCACGTCCTCTGGTGGTTTGAAGAAATCGACGACGTAGCGATTCTTGAATATCTGCGCTGCGCCGTTTGTGCGACACTCGCCGCCCCACACATGCGCCGCTGTCTCAGGATCGCGTCGGTAGTCGTAGTCCTTCTGTTTACGCAGCACATCTGGGAAATATGGATTGGCGGTCCAGTTGACCTTGATCGACATGCAATCAATCTCGATGGCGTCACTGTCGCTGATGCGCACATAGTCTTCATAAACTGGATCGTCGATCTGGTCTGGGTTGAAGGTGAACCACAGCTCCGGTGTCTGCACACCGTCTCTGCCTGTGTAGATTTTGCCGCTGCGAATCGTGGGGATCAGCAGCTCAAGCGAGCGCCGTGAGATTGCCGACGCCTCCTCAACCCAGCAGATGTCGATGCCCTCCATCGACTTGATCTTCATTGGGTTGGAGCGAATGCCTGAGAAGATGAACACGCCGCCGTTCACGCAGCGAATGGTTTTGTCCGTGATTTGAAAGTGTGCCCCAAGACCCAGGTCGAATATCTGATCGCACAGCAGGCGATGCACTGACTCGGTAATGGAGTTCTGCAACTCGCGAGCGCAGAGCACGCGCAACGGTTTCTGACACATCAGCAGGACAAGCGCGCGTGCGAAGCTCCAGGACTTGCCGCTGCCACGGCCGCCATAGGCGACCTTGAAACGATGCGGGCGAAACAGGAATCGAAACGGCTCCGGAAAATACGCGCGCGGATTGCCGACCACCTCACGGCGGTCCTGGTACTTCTTCTCCGCGAGTCCTGCTTCAGCAATTCCAAACGGGTCAGCTATGGCTGCCATCGGTCAGCTCCTTGCCGCTGTTGCCCTCGATGGTTTTGCTTTTTGGCCTGCCATCGCCGTCAGATTCGACGAACACAATCTCGATAAGCGGGGGCGCGTTGCCTCGGATCGGGTTGTCAGGGTCTTCGCCGATGAGCATTTGATCGCGCTGCCCGCACCACTGCTTGCCGAGCCACACCAGCATTCCAACGTTGCCGTCCATCGCAAGGTCGTACTGCTTGCGGCGTATCTTGGCATTGCGAATGACGCGCACCTTCTTCAACTCGTCTAAATAGTTGTCCTCGATCACGTCCTTGCTGATGCCGAGCATGGTGGCGATGTCCTGCACGCCGACACCAACAACGGTCCACGCCTTCATCTGCTCGATCTCGTCGTGCGTAAGCTCTATGCGTGGCGGTCCTTGTTTAGCTTTGATGTGCGTACGACCGCGCTCGTCAACGTGATGCACCGGGCGCGCAGGCTTGGCGCGCTTCACGAACGGAATTTTGGGCAGTGCTTTGCGGCCCCTGCTATCCTTGGACTTTGCTGGTGCTTTCGGTGTCATCGCAAATCCCCATTGTTTATAGGGGTTTCAGCACATTGACGTAAGCTAACTACTGTGTTATCATACAGATACACAGTTTCAGGAGAGTTATGACAGGAAAAGTGAGTAACCCGACGATCTTTACGATTGGCTATAGTGCACTGCGCCCGGTGCGCTTGTTTGAGATCGCGACACAATTGCGCGCAACCGTGATCGACTGCCGCTACAAGCCATACTCCCGCATCCCAGGTTTCGACATGCCAATGCTCAAGGTGCTGTTCAATGGGCAGTACGAGTGGCACGGCTACCAGCTTGGCGGGTTTGGACACACGACAAGCGAGGGCATAGCGTTCCTTAGAAAGCAGCGCCGCAATGTGCTTCTCATGTGCATGGAAGAGGCCCCTGGCGAGTGTCATCGGCATCGTGATATTTGCGCTCCCTACTTCCCGGCTGCGTTACATATCTTCAAGGACGAAATGATCAAGTGCGTCGAGCTGGAACGCGCTTTGACTTTGGATGAGGACTATCCGATTGCGGCACGACTTTCTCAATACAAAGTGCTCTGATGTCGTCGCCGCTCTGATAGCGGTTGTCTTCGAGCTTCGCGTCGAGCAGGAATTGTGTCCGCGATCCTTCATCCTCAAACACCACGACAATGTAGAACTCAGTGCCGCCCTTGCGCTGATTATTTGCCTGGATGTCCGAGTAGAGCTTCGATGCCTCGCGGACCTTCTTGGCAAGCTCGCCGAGCGTCTCCGCATCCTGCCCTGTGTCGTAGTCCTCACCTAGCAGGCGGAACAAATCGCTGCGATCAAAACCCATGCCGCCAAGATCGAGAGTCTTGTCCATGACCAGCTCGGAGAGCTTGGGCAAGTCCCACGCGCCCTGCGCCTGCGGGTTGTTGAGCAGGATGTTGATTTCCTTTTCCTTCGGCAAGTCCACATCGATCTGTGCAACCTGCATCGTGTAGTTCTTGGTGCCTGCAAGCAGGTCGAGCTGCGACACACGCTGATGCCCACCGCAGATGTTGCCTGTGCGTTTGTTGTAGACAATAGGCGCGACAAGGCCGTGACGTTGCAGGCCGAGCTTGAGCTTCCGCTTCTCCGCATCGGAGATCACGCGTGGATTGTACTCGGCGTTCTTTAGCGCCTGACGGTTGATCTCCACGATAGTGAAGTTCTCCAGCTTCAGCTCCGAGAGCTTCTTCGCCGGCGCGTCAGCCTTCATCCTTTTGGACGGACTCTTGGCCGCCACGACTTTTGTTTTTGTCGCCATAGAATTTGCGCCTCATGGGTACTGCTCTGATGTACGGAAAGAATCGTTCGATGGCCTCAAAGTCTGCGCGGCTGTTGTCGTAGAGCCACAGCAGCGCCTTGGGGTCAAGGTCGATTCCCGTTGCATTGCCTTCGCCGACCGACTCAGGGATGGGGATGTGTCGCGCCTTGAGGTACGCGAGCACATCGAACTTGTTCCACTTCGCGATGGGTTGCAGGATGTAGCTTTGCGTGCTTGCCATGAAGCGACGACGCCACGGTGAGTCGGACGCCTTTGCGCCGGTCGCGACGATGCGTGTGTTGGTATCGGCCATCGCAATTGCGTACACATCGGTGAGCTTGTATTCGGGGAGCGTGTCGTTGCGCCACGTGGGATCGCAGTAGACTCCGCCGCGCAGACACTTGGCGAGCGCCCAATGGGGATATTGCCTGATCTTCATTCCAATGCGACGCTCCGCATCGCGGATCGCCTGCTCCATGATGGGCAGACCTGGAATGAAGTACATGAAAAAACAATCAACGCGACGAAAAAACCGCTTGCAGAGATCGAGCACTACGCGCGAGTCTTTGCCGTCTGAGTACGCAACCGCAACCGCGTCGTACTTCGACGCAGCCTCCTGCACCATTGCCACTGTCTCTTCGAGCATTGTGACCTCGTGTGAAGCGGTGAGTGTGATCGAGCCTGGAGGCCAGGATCACATGGGCCGCGCAATGAGAACGGCTAACTATCCGCCGCCCCCGCCGCCCCCGGCGCCCCCGCCTCCACCACTCTTCGCACCACCACGACCCTTGGCGCCCTTGCCCTTTGCCTTCGGCGCGGCCTTCTTCTTCGCGGTGG